ACGGACACGAGCGGCCGGTACCTGACTGTCAACGTGCGATATCCGGAGCCGGCCCGGACCCGTTCGTTGGTGATCTGCCGGGTGATCACCGGCCCACCGATCGTCTTCTCAATCAGCGCGGTGATCGTCGCGATCTTCCGCTGAAGCTCCGAGTCGTTGCTAGTGTCCGACGCTTGAATGTTCAGCATGTCCTTCGCATCCTGCAACGGCAGGACGGTGACCTCGAACGGGTCGTACGTGTCGAAGGAGCCTTTGCTGCCGCCACCTGCGCCGCTGGCGAGGGTGATCTGCCACACCCACGGGTAAAACCCGACCGGGGTCGTGTCGGCGAGGGGCAGATCCTGGTGGTAAAGCCCGGTGCCGTCATGCGCCGGCGATGAGTAGGTTTTGACGGTGCCGTCGGGTTGGTGAACGACGAGGCTGATCGCTGACGCGTCAGTGAGTGTCCCGGTGGAGTCTCTTACGGTGACCGGGATGTGGACGGTTTCGAGACCAGCCAGGTAGCGGGCCATGACCTAGCCGACGGCGCTTTCGTAGGCTTGCTCCCATAGCCGCCAGCCGTCTTCGATGGTCCAGGCGCGGGCCTGTTCGCGGGCGGCGTCGCCCATCTCGTCCCGCATCTGCGCGTCGAACACGAGGTCGGTGATCCTCGCCCGCCACTCCTCCGGCGAGTTCACCAAGAAGCCTGTCTTCCCGTCGACGACATAGTCGGAGTAGGGGAGGCGGTTGGAGGCGACGATCGGGATACCGAGCGCACCCATTTCGAGGGCGCGGAGCCATGTTTTGCCGCGGTTGAACGGGACATCAGCGGACGGGGCGACCGCGATGTCGAAGTCGATGTGCCGGTAGTAGGCACCCACGTCGGGTTCCCACCGCGTCCACCTCGACCTTGAGCGGAGGTCGCCGAGCAGCGGTGAGAAGTCGAAGCCGATGAAATGGGTTTCGGTGCTGGGGTGGTCAGTGAGAACGGTGCGGAGGGTGTCGGCGATCTCCACCATGTCGACGAGGTGGCTGGTGCCGCCGGCCCACCCGACCGTCACCCGGTCTGGGTGCGGCTTCCGCGCTTTCGGTTGATCCAGGAGCGCGGCTTTGACGTGGTTGGGGAGGATGCGGATGTTGTCGTTGTACGGCCGCACCGTCTCCGCGAGGTATTCGTTGGTGGTGGTGACCATGTCACACAGCCGCAGGCAACGCCGCACGCCTTCCCGGGCGCGGTCGTCGGCGAGGTGGGGTAGGCCGGAGGAGTCGACGTTCAGCATGTCGTCGTCGACCTCGTACACGAGTTTCGTACCTTGCCCGACGAGGCGCTCAAGCATGCGGGCGCCTTCCTTACCGGCGGGACGCTGCAGGACGAGGACGTCGAGGCCGTTGACGTCTTTCGGGCCGGGAATGGGGCCACCGGGTGGCATGACCCCGGTGATGTGCTGCGACCGGTCGTCGAGGTGTTTGAACGGCAACCAGATCCGGTAGTACGACGAACCGTCGTACGAGTGGGGCATGGCACCGATCGTCAACGTGGTCATGCGGTCGCTTTCTGCCGGGGCCGCCCGTAGGCGTCCATTTGGGCTAGCTGGTAGGAGGCATCGCGTTGCGCCCGTAGTTCCGCATCCACGGCGAGGTCGGTGGGGACGCGGACAACGCCGATACCACCCCACGTGTCCGGCCACGCGATGAACCGTTCAAGGTCACCGTCGAGGGTCGCCCAGAACCGGTGGACCTGAATGTAGGGCTGCGGCAAGTGAGGGAGGATGTCATGGAACCCGACCAGGCCACCCGGACGCACCAGCGGCGCATACATTTCGTAGTCGGCTTTAACGCCGTCATAGCTGTGGTCACCGTCGATGAACAGCATGTCCACCGGCCTGCCGGCGAGGACATCCTTGAGTTGGTCCAGAGTCGCCTGCGAGTGGCTGTCGCCGCACACCACCGGGCAACCCAGCGAGTTCAGCCGGACCACGTCCTCATGCCCCGGCGGCGGCAAATCGACACCAATCACGGTCGGGCTGATCTGTTGCCACGCCCACAACGTCCCCCCGTCGTACGACCCGACCTCAACGACCACCTCGAGGGGGTTGAGGTCCATGGCGAGGGCGAGGAACCCAGCGAGCTCGGCGTCTTTCTGGATCGCGCCGTGATCCTTGATCGCGGTCCTCGCGATCGCCAACGGATGCATCAGTGATCGGGCTTCTTCGGCGCCGGCTTGTCCTCATGCTTCGGTTCCGGCTTCTCAGCCTTCTCCGGGGGCTTCTGGTCGATGTCTTCCTTCAGTCGCGGGTCGTGACCCTCAAGCTCGTCATACACGCCCATGTGTCCTCCTTGAATCTCCGCGGTAAGTCCATGTGCGCCGGCCGGTCACGTGGTGGAACTGCGCCCCGGCGTCCAGCAGGCTGAGCAGAAATAGGTAGTCCTCGGCGTGCGAACCAGCGAAACCGTCGCCCATTGACCCCGGCTCCGGGAACCCACCGATCGTCTCGATCAGGTCGCGCCTGACGAGGTTGGTCATCATGATGTAGCTACCCCGCCGGTGACGGCAGTGCGAGCAACGTTCACCACGACGAGCGTCGAAGTGGTCCAGCTGCTCTAGCCCCCACGGAATGTGGATCGGCCCGCGCACGGGTACGCCTTTGTAGCAACACACCAACGCGTCCTGCATACCTGGCGGGTCAGACTCCGGGTAGGTGCCGATCAGGTCGGCGCCGGACTTGTTCGCTCCAGCGATCAGCGTCTCAAGATGATCCCGATGGAACGAGTCATCGTCGTCGAGAAATGCGACCCACGGACTGGTGACCTGCGCGAGCGCTCTATTGCGGGCCACATGCGCGCCCGCACGGTCATGGTCTATGTAGATGACGATTTTTGCTGGTGGAGCGGACTGCCGGTCAACTGACCGGACAGCCCGCTCCAACCAGGTCGCTCGTTCCGGCAACGATGGGATGACAACCGTCACCTCACCGCTGGTGATCATTCAGGAGATGGTGAGGTACCGGAACCCGGCCGTCGTCCCCGTCGTGGACCCGGTCCGCCAGAACATGTACCAACCCGCTTCACCAGCCGGCAGCTGCGCCGCCGAACCAGTGCCCTTGATCATCGGGTCATACAGCATCGACACACCGACGCGGTCGGCGATGATGAACTGGTTCCAGTCACCGAACATCAGCGTGATGGATGCGGTGCCGGACGCAGCGGACGTGCCGGTGGTGGTGGACGAGAAGTCGGACGCCTCGTACACCGGCTGACCGAGCAGCGACGCCGGCGTGTTGCTGGTGAGGTTCGCCCAGAACCCGCCGCCGCCGTACTGGTCCATCGACCGGACCTTGTTCAGGATGACGAGGTTCCCGAGGAACGCCGCAGCGGAGGACTGTCGGAACCGGGGCGGCAACGCCGCCTGCAACGCGGTCACGTCCGGGATCGCTGCGGTGCCGTTGAACGCTGTACCGGTCGCGCCCGGGGCGACGCGGGAACCGGTGCCCATCGCGGACAGGATCCCCAGCGGGGCGTTCGTGCCGGAACCGGTCGCGAAGTACGACGACTCGATGCGGTCCTTCGCGTCCGCGAACAGTCCCGGGAGTTGCTCACCGAAGTTGGTGTCGTCCGCGGCTTCGTAGGTGGCCAGCACCCACGCCGCGAACTTCTTCGGCACCGCCTGGATCTGCGCGAAGTCCGACGGGGCGGCGTCGGCGGCGGTCGCGCCTTCAGCGACCAGCGCCGCGTTCACACCCGCGGAGTTGACACCCTGCCACGCGTTCGACGTCGTCTGCACGATCCTCGAGACGCGGCGGAATGGGTTCGCGGACGCGTTGTTCGTCAGCACAATCGTCGGGTCGAGGATGTACGGCAGGAGGTACCCGCCGGAACCCAGCGACAGGTTGATGGCACGGAACGACAGTTCGTGTTCCTTCAACGTGTCGGAGGGGACGCCGTGTTCGAGGTAGGTGCGGAACGCTTCCCGGTACTCGGGGGTGCCGGTCATGAGGATGTGCTGCGCGATCTTCCCCTTGACGTCGTGCTGCGCGCGGGTCGCGGCGACTTCCGCGTAGTCGTGGGGGAGTTCGTAGCGTTTCTGGTCGCGTTCGATGAGGTCCGCGGCGCGGCCGCGGAGCTCCGACGGCGGGACGAGGTTCGCCCGGACCCGGTCCATGTCGGCGAGCGGGTCACGGTTGCCGCGGACGAGCACGTCAACGCCGGTCCGCACCGAGGAGCTACGGGCCGTGGTGCCGTCTTCACGGTTGTCGTCGTCGGCGGCCTTGGCCTGCACACGGCGCAGGTCCTGCATCCGCTGCCGCAGCGGCGACGCCTGCGCGTCGATGTTGTCGTACTCGGCAATCAGCGAACCCTGCCAGTTGACGTCTTCCTCGGTGGGGTCCTGGATCTCGTCGATCTTCCGGAGTTCAGCCTGGATGGTCCGCATCCGGCTGTCCATCTCCTGCAGGGACCGGTATTGGTTCGTCCCCTGCGACGGTTCAGACATCGTTTCCTCCGTGTCTGATAAGGAACTGCGCCCGTCGGGTCCGCAGTTGTTCTCTTGGGG